AGGCAAGTCCTCAAGTTGCTTGGTGCGCGGATTGCGCGCCATGTTCCACAGCCCGAAAGCGCGAGATGCAGCTAATTTGTCGCCAGCGTTGTGCGCCTTGAGAACGGTGGACTTTTTAAAACCACCCAAACCAATGTTATATGCCAAACTTACCATCGCGCCCAATTCATTGGGGCTAGTCTCGACTTTACACAAATCAAGCACAGCACGAGTGCGCTCAGTTAGGTCTTCACACAACCACCTATCAGCTTCTTCTTTAGTACACTTATCCCCTGGTCGTACGCCATCTGTTTCTCCCCATCCAATAGTCCAAACACCAGCAGGGCACAAATATGCGACGAGTTCGAGCCCCTCGCTTTCAGCGATTTCTGCAACAGCCGACATCGGAATCGGCCACGAAAGCGAGGGGTCGGGTAACATCACACGCCTGACTTACCAGCAGGGCTCATTGCTTGCTGCGGGCTTGTTTCCGGCAAGTCCATCGGGCTACGTTCAGCAACGTAGTCATTCAGCCACTGACGACACTTGGCAACCAACGCAGTGATGCGGCGGCTATCAAACGGCATCAGACCCGCACCAAGGCGAGCGCTTTGGCTGTTGACCAACTCGATGTAACCCGCACGAAGCAGGCGCACAACGTGATCCCATTCGTCACTTTCCATATCCCGCATAACCGGGAACGGCTGGATCGGGTGAGTCATTGGGTGCGACTCTGGCAAATCGAGTTGCGGCTGTTCGTTGATATACGAAACAGCACGGTCGATGTCCGTCAAATACTGCTGCAAGCGGGCCATGTCAAACTCGTTGACAAATGCGACGTTTGACGACACAGACATTTGAACTTCACCAGCGTACCTGGCGATCTTGTCAGCCAAGTAGGTGCAGTCAAGATTATAGATACCCGTAGGGAACAGATTGTTAGACTCAGCCATAATAGTTCCTAAGTTGATGCAGCTACACGCCGCAGGTTATCAGCGACGGTTAATGGGATTACCAACCGCGCACTCACAAGAAACTCACTCAGGCAATACGCAACAGCCCCGTAGACGAGTCGTTCGTCGGCATCGTCAACGTCAACGTGCCTGCAGTAACTGTCTGCGCGGAGAACGTGTACGCAGCCACTGCCTTATTTGATTGCGTACTGTTGTAAATAAGCACGCAATCAGTCGGTCCAACCGTAACTGTTGTGTAAACGATAGACGCCGAAGGTGTCCAAAACGCTGTCGTACCAGACGAATTCGGTGCTGTTGCATTAGTAACTGCTACGCCACCAGCAACATAGTTTGTGCCCGTAACTTCTCCGGTAGCAGAATACGCTGTTGTAGACGCATTAACAGTGGCCGAACTAAGATAAAGAGCGGCTTTAAAGTCATCCTTTGTTGTAGCACCACGAGCAACGGTGGTACCAAAAGCGTGAATACCATTAAGGATATCTACTTTGAAACTTGTGCAGATTGCTTGTGTATTAGCCATTTTGTGTCATTCCAAAAAGTTGGTTTTGAATCGCAGCATCAAGACCTTTCTTGAGCCTGCTATGCGCGCTCCGTTTAACGAGTTCCCCGTTAAGTCGGTATTCTTCAGCAAAAGTAATTGCTACATCATCCTCAATCCACTCATGTTTGTATTCAAGAGAGGAAATTGGAAGATTGCCTTTAGTTGTGTATACCAGGGGTTCGTCTGTCATTTTATGTCCTATACTGACCAGAACGGAGAGAACTTTCGGAATACGCCTTCAAAAGCTTCATGTTAAATGCGTATTGTTCAGAGTACGCTTTTAAGATGTCTTCTTCAGACTTCATGAACACCGCAGCTTCCACAAGCGCCCCGTACAACAACGCGTTTTCAAAATTGCTTCCAAGCCAAGTAGTTGCGGCTGTGACAATGCTTTCCGGATAGAAGAAATAGTGCATCTCGATAGCAAGATCACTAGCCGGTGTCGGTGCAACTAGAACCGTATCCGCATCAAAAACAGCGTAGTATTTAGGTACGCCTGTTGTCGCAGGGTCTGGATACGCTTCTCGAATGAAACTGACATCCTTAGCCAACAAATATGAATACGACGAACCGTCAATTACTGCAAATTCCCAAGCCGACAAAAAATCCGTAGGAAGTGTCACATACGGAGTGCTAGGAACTAAAACACTTGTTGCATTCTTACGCAAAGCCGGAATTTTTACTGCTTGATAGATACGCTTTTCTGCATTTTTTACAAAAACAGGAATGTTGGCGATAAAAGTATCGTCCGTATTTTCTGTCTCCGCAACAATAGCGTCATATAGCTCTGTGTAATTCATCGAGAATCTTCCAAAGCTGGATCGGGTCTTGGATCACGCAACGCTTGCGGATCACTCATGTCTACACGCCCAATACGATACTGCGGGTGATCCGGCTCCCAACAATCCTGACACACCTTGATGTTTGTCAGTTTCTCATTAACTGTCAGCTTCTTCATCAATGACAACTTACAACGAAACCCACATCGGTCACAAAACCCGAACGCATTTTTACCACTAGCAAAGGCACTCATGAACTTCTCGCCGGCACGATCCGCATTGTCACTTTTTCACGATCTTCCGTTGAAGCCAGCAGCCAGGATTCTTCGTACTCAGTCTTCAGCCGCTCCAGGCGCGTTTCTGCTTCGGGACGCTTCATTGCGATCTTATACGCAAGGCCAGAAATCAGGCAAGGCAAAAATCGCTGCGGGATATCAAAAGTTGTTTCCCCCGAAGTACCGGAATCTTGAATTCTACGAAGCCTGTAGTAAATCAGAGTATATGTACTATCAGAAGGAACCGGCCAAACGACAATGCGGGGAGCAATTTGACGATCAACCCAAATTTGTACGGGGCGCCCGCGGGTTGTCTTTACCGGAATCGTTGCATATGTGGTCATGCCAATCCGCGTGATGGCAATATCCGTAGTACCTTGACGAATTACTGTCTCAACAAGATCAATAGTATCCGCAGGCAAAAGATACGTGTCAATTCCTGTAAGCAAGGCAATCGCACCTTGCTCTACTGTCCATAAATTATAACCCCTATTGGCCCAATCCAAAGACAATAGGTTAAGGCTGCGACGGGCTGTACGCAAATCGTAGCCCGAACGCATTTCCAAACCAGCTTGCTCGTACGCCTCTTCAATCAATTCGACAATATCGAGATTGAAAGAAGCTGTACCAGATGTAGCCATTATTTCTTCCTAACCTTTCCACCGCGCTTCAAGCCAGCTTCTTTCTCACGCCGCGCAAGAACCTCACGAGGATTAAGGAAATTCTCACGTTTTGGAGATGGCGAAGAAGCCGCTTCAGCCTTCTTGGGTACGAAGTTGCCACCCTGCTGCTTTGAACCCCCCGGCAAGGCTGTGCGCTTGCCGACGAGGCGTTCTGCTTCTTCTCTAGACGGGCGCGGCATCAGTACGTCCCCGAAAATCCAGTGCCCTTGATAGCGCAGCCGGTGCCACGAACAGAACCACCCTTGGCCATCTTCTTGACTTTGCCGCCACACTTCATCGCGTTCTTTTCAGCGATTTCGTGTTCGATCATCGACTTGGGCGCACCCTTCTTCTTGAAGAAGTCGATTTCTTTCTGCATCATTTTCTTGGATTCCATGATGTGTCCTTAGCACTTCCATGCTCTGAGAGATTTGTTGATACGCGAATCCGGATCGCTAGCCGTTTTTTTACTCGTTAATTTTTTCTTCATGCCTGACATCCTGGCACAGAACGAATCTTTACGACTACCGCCTTCGGGCTGTGGCGCTTTCAAATTGCCACCAGTAGCCTTGTTATAAGAAGCTCGTCCAGCAGCATTCAGCCCGCCTTTTTCAGACTTTCCTTCTTTACGCTGCCACGCGGGAGTCTTAGCCATAAAACGTAGTAAGCGCCGTAACGCCCGTAATCGTGGCATGCACATCGGTGCCGAACACGATGCCATTACCGGGGACAAGCAGGTTGGCAGTACCCGTGCTATTAAGCGTCATCAAGGTAGTGCCACTAGCGCCGCCATCTCTATATACAACCGTGCCTGTACCCGTCAAAAATGCTCCACGCACGCGTGTTCTGCCAGCATACGCAGTACCTGTAGATGTCAGGTAGGATGATTTGACATCAGTATCCATATCGAATCCTTATAGAGAAAAGGCCGCATGGAAGCGGCCTTTCTGGCTCTAGGCCACACACGTTAAATGCCCGATCAAGCCGTGTCAGGGTGTTGCGAACCGCTCGGTGAACGTTGGATGTACAGGACCGTTGTGATCACGCGGCCAGCACCAAGAGTGGCGGTGCCTGTGGTGTTGCGAACATACACAGTAGTGTCTGTATTTGCCGCAAGTTGCCACGCAAGCTGAGTGGCTGCAGTAGCCGTGCCGCGAAACCGCCCACCGGCAGTAGTTGCAACAGTTGCAGACAGTTCCGCACCACCAGATGTGGTTCCGACAGACATCGTAGTTGTGCCTGTAGTCGAAGCAACAACTTGATCGTGGATAATATCAATGACTTGCGCGCCAGCAGGCAACTTAAAAGCAGCCGTGTCAACACTGCCAACGGTATCGCCTGTCATGTCGCCAGAATCGAGCGACTGCGACAAAACCACAAGCCCCGCATTACGCGAAGCACCACCCTTGACCGTGCCTGCACGGATAGGACCTGAGAACGTAGTGAAACCCATTTTGTACCTCGCTAAAACCTACTGTTTGCGAAAATCTGCCGAGTCAGTCAGTAGGTTTATGTTACTCGGATCAGCACATTAGGCGCCAGCAGAACCCCAAACGCCCAGGTGATCGCTATAGCCGAAGCTGTAACGCTCACGAGCCTTGTAGCGCGCATTGCCGGTGTCGAAGTCGCTGTCCATACCCGTCTTCATCGGGACACGCACGAAGTGCTTCAGACCATTCGGAACATCCGTCATGACGAAATACGCGTTCGTATCTGTCAGATAGTTGTTGACAACGTAACCTTGCGGGAAGATACCGTTGGTCTTCATCGCATTCAGGTCGTTGTCCGCAGTACCGGGCCGCATTTCCGTTTCCAGAAGACGGGTGGCAACGAATTGCAGTTGCGGGGGAATCACCAGCTTGCGCGGCTTCGCAACGATCAGCAGACCCCGCTCGTCGGTCCACTGGTTGATCTGAATAACAGCCGCTTCCAGCGTCGTTTCCGACAGGTCAGCCGCAGTACCCAGGTTGCTGTTGACGCCACCACTGACCAGCGGGTGCGAAGCGCTGAACAAGGGCACACCGTCGCCGCCGTTGGTGGCAAAGCCACTGTTCAGGACAGCAGCAGCCTTGACCTGCTTGGTGTAAGCCATCGCACGAGCAAGCGCCTTGGTGTAGCGAGCCGAGAGGCTATCGTACAGGTTGTCTTCAACTGCTTCTTCAGTCAGCGAGAAACCAAGGGCAATAGTCTCGTGCGTGTAGCGCGAGATGTACGCTTCTTGCGCGTTGTCATAAACGAGCGCGGCACCTTCGTTCTTGACCGGAGCGGAACC